GGCGCGGTCGGACTTTGATCGGGTCAAGCGATGCAAGCGAGTTCTATTCCATGAGTATTGGGACATTCAAGAGCCGGTCTATGATCTGGTTAATTCCTTGAAGCTTAATTCTCGCGACAAGGTCACAGTCGAGGGCAAGTTTGCATATTGGGAAGGCAAGAAATGATGGATGGAGTTATCGCGCAATTTGAATCCGTTGCCGATAACGACCTGACGCTGTGCCCCTACGATGGCGTGGCGTATCAAACCGACATGACCGTCACCGCCTCCTATGATGCGGACTATTTCAACAAATGCGCAGGTTATGAAGACAAGGACATTGCGCTCAAGATAAACGCTGGTCGGATCGCAATGGTTAACGATCATGCCGGAGCGGACGTAAATGTTCTGGATATTGGAATTGGGTCCGGTGAGTTCATTAAAAAGCGGCCTCATACTTTTGGCTTTGATGTTAATCCTGTGGCAGTCGATTGGTTAAATTCTTGCGGCCTGTTTGCCAGCGACTTTGAACGGTTCACGGCCTTCACTTTCTGGGACGTGCTGGAGCATATCGAAAGGCCAGCCCTTTATTTTAGCTCGATGGCTAGCGGCTCTTTTCTGTTTGTCAGCATTCCTATCTTTTCAAATTTGAAAAGCATCAGGCAGTCAAGACACTATCGACCGGGCGAGCATTTATATTATTTTACAGAAAATGGTTTTATCGGTTGGATGGAGATGTATCAGTTTCAATTACTAGACCGGCAGGATTATGAAATGAAGGCGGGGCGGGACAACATATTGAGCTTTGCTTTCCGGAGACAATGGTGAGATGCCAATAGCAGCGGGCAATTTTCGACATAGGGTCGGGTTTTATTCCCGGATCGAAATCACAGATGCTTATGGCAACGTAGTTACTGGGTTTGCCGAACAGCCGGAGCTTACGTGCGCGGCTGCTATCGCTCCGAAGCTTGGCGGCGAATCAATCTTGGCTGGTCGTCTGCAAGGCACCAGTCTGGTGAACATTACTGTCAGACGTTCGCGCGCTACGGATCAGATTGCACTGGACTGGTGCGCCAAGAACGAGCGCAGCGGTGAGACTTACAATATCCGGTCCAAGATCGATCCTTTGCAGGATAGTTCACAGCGCGGCAGAGTATGGGAGATGCTTTGTGAAAAGGGAGTTGCTCTTTGATGCCTTGGGCAAGGTTCACAAAGAATTTCGATTGGGCACATCCGAAGTTTCGTCAGGTCACATCTTTCAAGGAAGGTTATCGCGGCTTGGTTAGTCAGGCTTGCTTGAATGCAGCCAAGGCCAAGGGTGCGGCGATAGAGGTTGAGCGATGGCCAAGACCAACGCCAGTGTCGAAAGATTCCGAAAGCTAACGAAGGACATGCAACGCGAGATTCATGATACCGCTGTTACAGAGTTGCATATTCAGGCTACGGAATTGGCACACATGATCCAGTCCGTTGCACCGGTCTATGAAGGCAAGTTGGTGACAACGGTAAAGGTTATTCCGGGGAAGACTGACACACAGGTTCGGGTTGTTGCTGGCGGTGAAAAAACTGTACGCAAAGGTGTGTCGTCAAAGCCGTATGACTATGCTCGCGCGGATGAATTTGGAACGGTTAACATGCCAGCGCACCCGTTTTTCTTTCCCACTTATAGGTTGAAGAAGAAGAAGATGATTTCTTCGATGAAGCGAAAGATCACCGCTCAGATCAAGAAAAGGTCAGCCGAATGAGCGAGCCGTCTCTGGCTCTGCAGGCGACAATTGTTGCTGCATTGAAAGGTGCGGCAGGAGTAACGGCGTTTGTTGGTCAACGAATTTATGACCATACGCCTGCGGACGCGGTGTTTCCGTATATAAGTCTTGGGGACATGCAGGTGTTGCCGGACAAGGCAGATTGTATTGATGGTGTTGAGGTGACTTCGCAAGTTGATGTTTGGTCGCGCACAATAGGTTATCCGGAATGCAAAAACATAGGCAGGGAAATAACCGAAGCCTTGGATGATCAGCCGCTGGCCGTGTCTGGGCATCATCTTGTTGTGTTCGAAGTTGAAACTGTCAGGTATATGCGCGATCCCGATGGTTTGACTAATCATGGCGTGCTGATCTTTCGTGCTCTACTTCAACCTGTTTGAAACTTAACGGAGGCCGATCATGGCACAACCTACAGTCCTAGCTGGTACCAAGCTCATCATCTTGGTTGGCAATGAGGCCAGCCCGGAAGTTTACTCTGAGCCTTGCGGCTTGACGACGCGCAGCTTTGAAATGGCAGCGTCAACAAACTCAACCCTGATCCCCGATTGCGCCGCACCGGACGCACCGGCGTGGGAAGCTAAAGATGTCAATGCGCTTTCAGCTACCATCTCCGGGGCTGGCGTGATGGCTATTGAGTCCTTCACTGTTTGGAATAACTGGTTCTTGTCTGGATTGTCAAAGACCTGTCATGTCAAACTGGATCACTCTTCTCTGGGATATTGGCTTGGCAATTTCATCCTCACCAGCTTGAAGTATGGTGGCGAGCGCGGTCAGAAAGTGACCATTGATGTAACCATGGTCAATGATGGCGCTGTTACTTGGGTGCCTGCATAATCATGTCCCCAAATGGAAAAATAGAATTTGTTTGGGGCGACGGCGAGCACAGCTTCAACGTCGCCAAGATTACCCATGCTTTGGAGTTGGAGGGAAAGTGTGGGTGTGGTGTAGCGGAGATTTTTTCGCGGTTGCGGGAAAGTCGCTGGCACATCAACGATGTTCGCGAAACCATCCGCATCGGTTTGATTGGCGGTGGTATGGAGCCGGTCAAGGCGCATGTCTTGGTCAAACGCTACGTGGATGAAAGGCCGTGGTCCGAAAGCATACAGGCGGCAACGCTTATCCTGATGGCTGCTATGGTCGGTGTGCCGGGAGATGAAGTTGGAAAAAAACCGGAGACGGAGGGGACCGCGACAGAGGGAAATCCATCATCGGAAGTGATGGAAGACTCGTTCGCTCCGCGCTCTACGGTATCGGGCAGCAAATCGGATGGTCGCCCCGCGTAACAGATCAACAAACGCTTTGGGAATTAGCTGCTTGTGTCGATGCATTCAATCGAGCCAATGGCGGAGAGAGCATTGAGCCTCCTACCAATGAGGAGTTTGATGACATGCTTTTGCGACTTGATCCGGCTTCGATGACAGCTCAATAGGGAAGAATTAATGGCCGCAAATGAAACGGCTGCACTGGTTGTCGCTCTATCAGCGCAGGTAAGCAAATTTGAAAAGGATATGAAGACTGCGACTGACATTGCGGATCGCAGTGTCAAGCAGATTGAAAATCGCTTTTCAGCGATGAATGGAGTTTTGAGCAGTAAATTTAATGAGTTGTCCAGTACCGCTTCTTCAAAGCTTGGTGTGGTTGGCTCCTTGTTGGGCGCTCTTGGCCCTTATGGTACGGCGGCGGCGGTTGGCCTTGGTGCGCTTGTCGGGGTTATGTATTCTTTGGCGGCAGCGACTGGCGAGTTTGCAGAGAAATCAAAAAGGCTGAAGGAAGCGGCGGAGACTGCCGGACTCACAACGACGCAATACAAGCTGCTAGGTCAGGCTGGGGCCAAGGTCGGATTGGACTTTGAAGAAACAACCTCGTTCATTCAAAAGTTTGTAGTGAATCTGGATGAGTTGCGACAGGGCGGTGGCAAATTATACGACGCACTTTTGCGCATTGATACTGGGTTGCTCCGGCAGCTTGCGGCTACAAAAGATACAGCGGAAGCGCTTGATATTTTAATTAAAGCGTATGATCGCCTTGATGACGCAACGTCGAAGGCGGCATTATCAAAGGCGGCAGGCGGCAGAGGCGGGCTTGCCGGTGGCCGCTTACTCGGTAGCCTTGCCGATCAGGGCGGCGTTAAGGGTCTTGTCGAAAAAGGTCCACTCATTGATGAAGAACAAATCTCACGGGCGGCTCGATTAGGTCAGGAGATTGAAGCGATCAGAAAAAAGACGGCCAACATTTGGGGCAGTATGTTTTCTGATGAAATACTCAACCAAGAACGCGAGATGGCTACCGACATGCTGAAGCTGGTGCAGCTTGTCGAGCGGCTCGTAGGCGCAAAGGAACGTGCGGCTAGAGTAAGCAATCCGCTTGGTGCTGAAGCCGACGATCTGGTGGCAGAGCAAGCGCGACTGAAGGCACAGCAAAAAGCGATAGACGCCGCTAAGGATTCGAATGAAGAACATCGTAAGGCATTAGTCGCGGCTGGACTTACAACAGCGCAGATCAACGCTGAAATTCCAGCATTGAAAGGTCTGGAGACTTCTTATGAGGAGGTTGCCAAACGCTTAAAAGAAATTGATGTATTGCTGGATGGCATCCGCACAAAGAATAGCGGCGCGTTGCCTTCTATTACTTTGCCGCCGAATGTGAATGCTAGGGTTCAGCGTGAGGGCGTAAGTCCACCGGCAGCGGAGCCGCCCCCAGCCGCGCCGGGATTAAAGTTTCAGCTTACCGAGATGGAAAGAAATATCTCTTTGCTGGGCGAGGCTGCGACACAAGCAGAACTGCTGGCGCAGAAAAGATTGCAATTAAAAGTCGCTACAGAGGAAGGCGGTGTTGCAGATAGCATTGCAAACCGTGCGCTTGCTGCCTTCAATGTAACGATGCAGGCGTCGGCGCTGGCTACTCGTGAGCGGCTTGGTGTCGCAACAGAACAACAGATTGCTTCAACTAAGCTCGCTCAACTAGAGCAGGATCGCGTCAAGTTTCAGCTTGAAGCCAATGAAGTTCAGAAGGCTACTGTGATCATTTTGCGGGAGGCTAAGGATGCAGCCGATGCGTTGGCGGTGCGGCAGGCTTATCTTCCGGGGCTAACCAAGCTTGTCCAAGATTCTCAGAATGTCAGGAAAATTCTGGATGATTTAGCGGTGTCCGGTGTCAACAGTTTAACCGACGCTCTGGTGTCGGTAGCGAATAAATCCGCAACCACGGCAGAAGCCTTCAAGAAGATGGCGGAATCCATCCTTAACGATATCAGCCGCATCCTTATTCGTGCCGCGATCAGTAACGCAATCTCTTCTATATTCGCTCCGGGCGCAGGCGCGGGATTTTCTACAGGCATTCCACAAAATGTGGGGCTTGGCGGATATGCCGGATCGAATGCTGCTGGTACTAACAACTGGCGCGGTGGTCCTACATGGGTTGGTGAACAGGGACCAGAACTTATAAATCTTCCGAAAGGTTCTCAGGTCATACCTAACAACGTAGCCACGGAAATGGGTGGCGGACAGAGCTTCACTTTTGCGCCGATGATCGATGCGCGTGGTGCGGATGTGGCTGCGGTGGCAAAGCTTGCGCAAGTGGTGGCTAAACAGCAAGCGGAGTTTGAATCCCGCGTGAAACAGGTAGTCATTAATCGTAATGGGAAGCGTTGGTAATGACTCTGACGGCACCACTTTCATTCTTGCCGGAATTCCCCGGATGGATAACGGACTTCGATCCAGAATTCCGGCAGGAAATGTCTCGTGCTGCTGGTGGTCGAACCTATGTCAAAGACCTTGGTCCATCGTTGTGGCGAATGGCCGGGCGCTCCAAGGTTCTATCGCCTAACTGGCTGGACTATTGGCGCGGGCGGTTGCAGGCGCTGGAAAATGGACTGATCACGTTCCGAGGCTATTCGTTGTCGCGAACCTACCCGATCCGATACCCGAATGGCTCTTGGCCGACTGGCGGATCATTCACCGGATTGACTGCAAACCTTCATACCATCAACGCGAACCGAAAGCTGATCCGGGTTTCCGCGTTGCCGGTTGGTTTCGTTTTGTCGGTAGGCGATATGATCCAGATCGGGACTACCGATCTACATCGCGTCATGGAGACTGCGACGGCGGACGGTGCCGGGTTAACAGGATCATTTGAGGTGCGACCGTATCTGTGGCCGACTGTTACAACTACCACGGCGGTTTCGGTTTATAGGCCATCATGCATCATGGCAATCGTGGCCGGTAGCATCAACACCGATTCAGATTTATCGGGACGTGGATCGGTATCGTTCAAAGCTGTAGAGGCTCGCGAGTAAATGCGATCTTTATCCGCTGGAGTTTTGGCGGCACTTGCACAGCGGCGCTTGGTGGCCAGAGATTTCTTGTGGTTGATAGCTCGCAATCGCTCGACCGGTGCCCCGGTGACGGATGGTTACTGGTCCGATGTTGGGACTTTCACCGCGTCGGTGATTGATCCGGAAACTGGATCATCGGTGTCGCGGCAATTCTTCGGTGCTGGTGCGCTCATTAGTATTTCGGATATTTCACTAGTCTCGAATATATCGGTTCAAAACGTCACTATCACCATGAGTCAGGTTGCAGACCGGGTGAATGATATTGTCAGAACCTATGACTGCAAACAGGCAGTGGTTCAAATTTTTCGCGGGCTGTTCGATCCCGACACTCGTGTGATAGTGGCTCCTGCTCCTTGCCGGTTTGCTGGCTTCGTTGACAAGATCGATATCACGACACCCTCTGAAGGCGAGGCGGGTTCGGTGGTCTTCACTTGTGCTTCTCATACACAGGAGATGACGCGGGCCAATTCGGACACCCGATCAGATGTGTCGCAGAAGCTGCGCAGTTCAACGGATAACTTTTTTCAGGATGCTGCGATTGTCGGGGAATGGGAGATGAGATGGGGAACGAAGTATGGTCCCTTGCAAACCAAGAAAAAAAACGACTAGTTCGCCCTGCCACGCGGGACGATATAGCGCGCATTGTGTCTCTGATTAAAGTCCACCACACTGAACAACAGGAAATCGGTAATCCTAACTTTAATTGGCCATTCGATCCGGCGCGGGTGTCCATGACGGTCGCCGGTGCAATTCTCACAAAAGACTGGCTGTGTCTCCATGCAGGCTCTAATTTACTTTTGGCCAATGTCATATTCCACGATCCATTTGGCGCTCCGCCTTATGCAATGGAACGAATCATCCGTGGCAATTTGGATATTCTGATTCCAATGTTTGAGGATTGGGCGCGTCTGCAAGGATGCAAGACTATTGTCCTTTCAACCACACACCGGCACGAGGCGTTTGAGCGGCTTTATGGAAAGTTTGGCTATGGCCTTGCGGAAACAGTTTATGCAAAGGCGCTTTGACTGATGCCAATCTTTACTATTGGCATTGCGGTTGCTGCGGTTGTTGCGCCGATGTTTGCGGTCGGTGGAATTTTTGCTGCTGGCTCTATCGGTTTATTCGCTTTGCAATTGGGTGTCGGTGTTGGCCTTAGTCTGCTGGCGCAAAAAATTGCGGGAATGAAAGAGCCGGAAGAAGTCGCGGCGGTCGCGGCTTATGGCATTCGCGGCAGGC